GCCGCGGCTCCTCGACGATTTGCAGCGATCACGTGAAGGCGTTCACGTCGGAGGCCTTCGCCGGCGTGGTCGCGGCGATCATCTTGCGCGCCTCGATCGAACGCTGGCCGGGCGGCACAAGGATGAACCGCGGGCGGGCGTCGATATATTCCTTGCCCGCGCCGGTGCCGTCGCCGAGGTCCTTCTGCTGGGTCATCTTCTCCCAGGCTTCCGACAGCGCGGTCTCGCCGATCACCGCGGCCGTGCCGACGTTGCCGTGGTTCGCGTGGAAGAGCGCAATCCCATCGGCCAGGTTCGCGTTGGCAAGAAGCACGTTGTAGACGATGGCCGATTCCAGATCGGCCGCGCGCTGTCCGGCGGAGCCGAGGGCGCGGTCGAAGGCGCGAAGATCATCGTTGATGATCGCCTGCCGCGTCAGCGCGACGATGCGCCCGTAGGTCGCGAGCTGATAGGACTCGCGGCCTTCCGCGATCGAGCCGTAGCTGAACTCGGCCCCTTCCATCACCGCCTTGAGAGCAGGGAAGCTGCCGATCTGCGTCGGATACATCGGCTTGAAGTCGGTCGCCGTGATCCCGCGCGCCCATTGCTGGAACGTGCGCGGCGTCATCGCATAGGCTTGGCGAAGGCGCTTGCCGGCCACCGCGGCGAGGATCAGCGGGAAGTCGGATGTTCCCTGCATGCCGGCGGCTCGGGTCGCCTGATAGGCGATCTCGTTCGGCGTCATGCCGCGGGTGCGGACGCCGGCCGTCTCGAGGCAATCGCGCGCCACGTCGATCAGCCGCATGCCACGGTATTCCCGTGCGCGGTCGGTCATCTGGAAGGCCTGCGGCTGCGCGCGATGGAGGATCGCCTCGGCGATCGCTTCGCGGCGAGTGACGGTGGTGTCGAGACCGCCTGCCGGCATGGAGATCTGCGAATGGCCGATGCCGCGCGCGTCACGTTCCGCGAGCTTGTCGAGGATCATCTTGCGCGCATCGGCGATCGAGACGTTCCGCTTCACCAGATCGTCGGCGAGCGCGCGCTCGAGCTTGAACTGCTCAACCAGGCCCGTGATGGTCGTGATGCGCTCCTGCTCCTCGGCCCGGACTTGATCCGCGTTGGGTGCGGCATCGCCTAGCGAGTTCGCCGAACGGTTCTGGTCGGTGGAAGGTTGCTCGTGGTTGTCGGCCGGCGCGTTGCCCGGCACGTCGTCCTTCTTCGACATGGCATGGTTCTCCTGATTGTCGGGCCGCACCCGGTTGGTGATCTCGAAGGGGAAAAGGCGGTCGGGCGGCGCCGACCGGACTTGCGCGCCGGGATCGGCGCCGATGGTCACGAAGCTGATTTCGTAAGGGGTCCAGCGCTCAACGAACCACTTCTCGACTTCGCCGGCCTGCTCGGACTTTTCGATACGCACCTTGTCGATCGAGTAGCCGACCGACACGTTCCGGACGATCTTGTCCGCGACGAGGGCGAATAGGCGGTCGGCCGCCTCATCGACGCCGGCTTTCGGAAAGCGAACGGTCGCCCGACCTTCGCCCGCTTCGATCGACGCGCGCTCGACCACCGCCACCTGCGATTGCGTGGACCACGTGTCGTGGCTGTCGAGAACGGCCGCGCCGGCGTTCAGGCGCGAAAGATCGACCGCGCTCTCCGACACGACGAGGATTTCGTCATAGTTGAGGACGCGCCCGCTCTCCCAATCGTACCGACGCCGGCGGACCGCTACTCCGGTGGTCCAAACGAGATTGACCGTGCGCGCCTCCGAATCGATCGCGGAAACCGGCGCGAGCCGGGTCTGCATCGGGAGCACCTGCCGGCGCTCCCGAAGGGCTGCTTCGGGCATCGACTGCCTCCTATTCAGTTGTTCGTCGTGGCGCCGGGCTTCGGCGCGTTCTCGTTCGCCGGGTCTTTCTGGTAGAGGCCCTGCTGCGTGACCTTGCGCGGATCGCTATCGAGGACGATGCCGAGCTCGTCGAGCTTGGCATTGGTCGCGGCGATCTCGGCAAGGATGTCGTCGAGGTCCTCGCCCTGCCGGCTGATGACGCGCGGAAGCGAGGTCGCGCCCATGCGCAGCATCATGAGATCGGCGCGCGCGTCATCGAGCGGGTTCAGATACTCGAAGCGCGGCGGCGACCACGTGACGGCGATCCTCGGCGCGGGCACAAGGCCGGCGATGTATGCCGCTTCGATGAACCAGTCCCAGATAGGCTGGCAAAAGACCGGAATGACGACCTGCCATTGGATCGCTTCGACGATGCGCCGGAATTCCACGATCCCGGCACGGATCGAGGAGTAGTTCACTTGGCTCAAGTCGCCGGTGAGCAACTCGTAAGGGATGCGGAAGCCGGCTGCGATGATGTGCAACTGTGCCCGCAGCCACTCGCTCACGCCGGCGGTTGCCGCCGGCTGGTTGAACTTGATGTCCTTTCCGCCGCGCGCATAGGCGATCAGGCCCGGCTCGAACTGCTCGATTGTCTTCCCGTCGGCATCCACGACCGACGGCGCCACGCCCTGATCGGCGTCGTCCGCGCCCATCACGATGCCGACGAGGCAGGCTTCCGTCTTCTTTCGTACGAGCTCGGCGTTGGTCCAGTCGTCGAGGTCGCGGAGCGCGCGCATCACCGGCGCGCCCCAGGGCACTCCCCGCTGCTGAACGCGGTCGCGCTTGAAAAGATGTATCACGCTGTCCGCCGGGACGCGAACGGACGCGATGCTGCGCGACAACGGCACCGCGATGTCGCCCGGATGATCCGGGAACAGCCAATAGGCAATGCGCCGGCCGAGCGGATCGTATTCAATCCCCCGGATCGTGCGGCTGCCGTCCGGCCGGCCGTCGATCTTCGACTCGTCGAGATGGTCGGCCTCGTTCAGCTGGATTTGCAGCGGCACCGGCAAGCCGTCGCTTGCTCGGCGGACGCGGCGCCGGGCGAAGATGTCCCCCGCCTCGACCATCCCCGAGACCGCAAGCGTGGTGAGGCCATAAAAGTCGCTGCGGCCGTCCGCATCGCAAACCTTCGACCATTCCGCGAAGAGATCGTTGATCCTCTTGTCGAGCGCGTCGTCGCCGCTGGCCGCGCGCGGGCAGATGCCGGCGCCGACAATGTTGCTCACCCAAGCGCTAACCGCCTTCGCCGCGTGCGGATTGTTCCGCACGAGATCGCGCATGCGATTGCGCAGAAGCGCGCCCGCCGACGCGATCTCCGCGTCCGCGGACGCAGCGGTCGAGCGCCAGCCATCGGTGCGCCGGCCGGCGGCGGCGCCGTCATAGGCGCGCTTCGCCAGGCCGGCGAACGCCTGCCGCGCCACAAGGCGCTTGACCGCGGCTCTCGGGGCAACGACCGCAACCGCGCGATCGAGGAGCGACGGCGCGGCAAAGGAGTTCGCCCGGTTCATCGATCGCCACGGCCGAACGAAGCGAAGCCGGCGATCGGGCACGGATTGCCATTCGCCGCGTTGATCGCGCTCTCGATGGTCTGAATGCGCTTTTTCAGATCGTCGGCCGATGCATATTCGACGGTCTTGCCGTCATAGCTGACGCGAAGCGTGCCGCTCGCATATGCCGCCTTCAGCGCATCAAGCTCTCCTTGCGTCCAGCTCATCTCAGCCATCCTCTGCCGGCGTCGCGGCGGGAAAACCATTGCGAATGGCGCTTCTCACCGGCCTTCACCGGCAGGCGCACTTGCCCGGCCTGCTGCTCCCTCGGCCGATCGTCCGCGACCTGCTGCTCAAGCAATTGCCACTTCGCTTCGGTCCAGCGATCGATGCCGAGCAGCCACGCGGCAGCGCGCGCATAGACGCGGCAATCGAGGGCCTCGTTGCGCTCGCGCATCTGCCGCCATTCCAATTTCGAGAAGCCGCGCCGATCGCGAACGGTGACGAGCTGCTCAGCCGTGAGCTGCTTCACCCATTCCGCGGTGATCCCCGCCGGCAGGTGCACGAAACCGTCCGGGAAAGCGATCCCGTCGGCAAGCTCCTCGTCGGTCGGCCGGTCAAGCCGCAGGAGGCGATAGGTTTCGGACTTGAAGACCGCGACCGAGACCTTCCACAGCTTCACGCCGCGGCGGATTTTTCGGCCGTCCTCGGTGGCGTCCACATAGCTCGGGCCATCGACCGGCGTCGAGCGGTCGAAGCCGTCGATGCCCTTGATGGCGACCGCGACGCCGGCGCCGAACCTCCGCACCCAGGAATAGACCTGCGAAGTCGATCGTCCGTCGCCGGAATCGATCGCAAGACGCGCGATCCGCATGGGCGCACCGCTTTCATGGGTCCAGGTCGCGCCGAGCAGCTTCGTCAGGCTGTCCCAGACGGCGCTGCCGGACGTGTCGCCTTCGAGCACGACGTGATCGACGAGCCAGCTTTCGAGGCCACGGCCCCACGCCCATACATCGACCTCGATCCGCTCGTGCTGAACATCGGCGCCGGCGGTGAGCACGAGCGCGCCGCGCGGCACGGTCTTGAGCGGATGATCCTTTGTCCGCTCGTAGAGGCGTTGCCAGTCGGGCGCTTCGCCTCGCTCCTGCCAGGTCTCGCCGAGGAGTGTGTTCTTCGCCGCCTTCAAGGCCGCGTCGTTGCCCTGCGCCGCCTCCCACTCGCGGGTAATCTGCGCCCACGAGAGCCATCCGACCGGCGAATAGAGTCCGGAGATGTGAAAACCGACGACGTGAGGATCGGTGCACTCGACTGTCGCGCGCCACTCGCCGCTCGCGAGCATCCACGTTTTGTGATGCTCGGCGATACCGCGCTCGCAATTCTCGCAGATGTACTCGGCCGTCTCGGGACGGCCTTTCTCCCAGCGCAGCCGCTCGAACCTGAGCCACTGCATGAACCGGCAATGCGGGCACGGCACGAAATAGCGTCGTCGATCCGAAGCCTCGTATTCGCGCTCGATGCGCGAGAGGCCGCGTATCGTCGGCGTCGAGACCATGAACACCTTCCGGCGATGCCCGAACGTTCTCGTGCGTGCTTCGGCCAGCGCCACCGGGTCGCCTTCCCCTTCGACATCGCCCGGGTAGGCATCCACCTCGTCGAGGAATAGCCAGCGCGCCGGCATCGACCGGAGGCCGACGGCGCTGTTCGCGCCGGTAAGGACGAGCTGGCCGCCCGCGAAGCGCTTCGCGAGAACCGTGTTGCCGGAATCGCGCATGCGCGCCGGCATCACGATCCCGCGGAGTTCCGGGCTCTCCTCGATCAGCGGCTCGATGCGTTGCTGCGACAGCCTCTTTGCGAGATCGGTCGTCGGCTGAACGGCGAGAAACGGTCCCGGCGCTTGGTGGATGCAGTAGCCGATCCAGTTGTTGCCAGCTTCCGTGGCGCCGACTTGCGCCGCCTTCATGAACACGATCTTTCGCGCCGGATGTGACGGCGACAGCGCGTCCATGATGGCGCGCATGTAGGGCGTGCGATCGGTCCGATAGCGGCCCGCCTCCGAGGAGGCACGCGACGAAAGGATGCGATAGCGATCCGCCCATTCGGAAACCGTCAGCGCCGGATCGGGGGCGAGACCCCGCGCCCAGGCGCGGATGATGTCGGCCTCGCCGTCATAGGCCTCACCGGAGTTCGACCCGGACGTCCGAGAGCTCGGCGAGATGCCGTCGGACATGCTGTTCGAGAACCGTTTCCATCTGAT